ATACAGCCTAAGCCATGTGTGTGTTGAATTAAATCTTGTAAATTATCTTTCATGTTTTTCCTTTGTTTTAACTATTTAGGTAGTTGTAATACGTATTATAATGGAATATATTACGAATTGCAACACCAATTTAACCGAAACTGAATAAGTCATCAAATGTACTGTTAGTATCTGTATTGCTACGAATATCCCAATCTAATACACCCAATAAGTTATCAATCTTCTCATCTACTAACGTTTGTTCCATTGCCGAATCATCAAATGGCAATTCTGTAAACCATTTGGGTAGTCGTAATTCATCAACAGGATATGCTACACTTGTAAACCCTAATGGATTGGGTTTAAGTTTACATACTACAACCTTCATACCATCAATAATCTTTTGACTATACTGGTCACCGTTTACTCTACGCAAATAGTTGTAGTTCAATGCCGCACGTACATGCCCCGGCATGTTAGCTCTGCCCGTACTACTCTTAGCTTCTAAGTCACCGTACATCGTAAGTTTGTTTACACCTTTAGGAGAACCTTTTGTCCAACTATCTTGTGCAGTTAATATCCGCTTGAAGTCTTTTACTGCTTCAATAACTTCATCACGACCTTTACCTTGTTGAAGAACCATTTGTAGTACATTCATTAAAAACTCTTGTACATACTTAGGTGTATCAGCACGTTTCAAGTCAAGACCCATAGCTTTGATATCGCCTAGTTGTCCGTCACTATCTTTGCGCTTACCCTCTTTATCAAAGATGTTAATAGCATAACGCTTCTTAACAATAAAGATCGCCCGATCACCGATTAGTTCACGACCAGCTTTAATGATAGCTCCGTTCTTTCTTGGAGCATGAAAGGCACGTTCCATGAATGCTGGGAAACTTTCATTTGCTTGTTCAGCGATACCATCATACAAACCAATACAAGTTTCTTTATTCCAATCTAATAGACCAGATTCAATCTGCGGCTTTAATGTTGGATAAGCAGTGAAGTAACAACTGTCAGTATCACCATACACAATAGCATTACCTTCATGTGAATAGATACCTTCAACTGTTTCATTGATAGTACTCATCATATGTTTAACGATTTGTCTTCCAGATAGTGTAACACTTTGACCGATACGTTTGTCATAGAATCTGCAATGTTCGTTTAACAATGCACCGTATGCTGAGTTAAGTAAAATCTTACGAACAAGTTGTCGCTTGTCATAATAATCAAACATATCAGTACCATATGCTTCTTTAGCTTGTTTCTGGATAGCTTTACGTTCTGTATACCAACGAGTTAGTAGACCGGGTACGACACCTTCTTTTTCATAAGTAAAGATAGTACCGTTAGCACTTAACATCCAGGGCTTATGACTGTCAAAGACCATCTTCCAGATTTCTGCCGCTGACATTTCTACACTACGACCATCTTCAAAATCAACTGTAAGAATAGTACCACGTTCTTGGTTCATAATAGCAGTATATTCTAATGCACCAAACAGGTTCTCCCATAAGATAGATCCTGTAACTGCATCATCACCTTCTTTGTGACGTTTCTTTTCACTTGCTAATCGCACACCTTTGTCAAGCATGTATTTGTCAGTGATTGTTTGTCTGACTTGAGCAACGATGGTTTCACCTGCCATGTTGAGGGCACGAATAACCGAGGGATAGAGTGAGTTAATGTCAACTGCTCCGACATATTCATGCATACCTCTTTTCGGCGTAGCAACAAAGGCACCTGCTGCCTGCTGGACATCTTCTTCATTTTCAACCTTTCGTTTTTTATCTGGAACCACTAAGCCACGTTCGTGTGCTTCATTAAAAATTGCCATCTCAATCATTGCTACTGAACCCATAACTGTTGGAAGCAGTACTGTGTTTTCGTGTGCAAGTTGATTAGCTAATTCTAAAAACTTAAGTTTGTTGTGAATCTTCACTAACAACATTGTATCTTGTCTGTTATATTCAATGAACTTTTTAAAGTCTTTGTTATACAATTGGTCAAGAGTACCTTCATATTGTGTTTTGTTCTCCCCGACTTCCATCTCACCGATACTATCAAGTTTATAACTATGGCGTGATTCATAGTTATACTTTTTGTATAGTTGTAGATAGTCTAAGTGAATACGACCTACTAAGTCATAAGTTGTTTCACTCTTACCAAATCGTTCGTATTCTCTAGCTTTAGGTAGTTGACCCATCAAGCAGAACTTGCGTGTGTCATCTTTACTCATTACTCTAGTAACACGATTGACCATATAGGGTATATCATAGCCCTCTGAGTTCCAACCAGTTAATACATCTGCATCTTCAATGAGTTGGAAGAACACATCAAACATTTCTTTTTCGTTTGTGAATAGCATTGTATTCTCAAACTCATTAGTGATTTCTTGTGCTGTTTCACTAGACATATGTTTAGGAGCAATCACTAATGTAATACATTGATCTAGCCAATCTAAGTAACAACTGATAGCTGTAACAGGATTGAATGGATCACTTGTAGGACTGAATCCCTTTTCAGGATCAAAGTCCACCTCAATGTCAAAGAAACATGTATGAAGTTTAGGTGCATCAATGCCAAGATAGTTTTCACTTAGACAACGGAAGACTACTGGCACATCACTCTCAAATAGTTTTTTATTTGAGTGTATGCGTCTTTCTTTTTCAAACTCTTGTCGTTTGCGAGTACTGAAACGACTGACTGGATCGCCATAGATACTACGATGTTTACCTTTATTATCAGGATAATACAATACATAGTTAGTAGGGTATTCTTTATACAATCGTTTACCCTCAGGAGATCGTTCTACTACATAGATACGATCCTCATCCCTACTATGAATAGCATCCACATAACTCAAAGCGTTTTTCCCACAGTTTCTAGGATTGTGTTGAGTTCATCATGGTCTTTGTTAGTCTGACCGAGACTTGCTTTGTGTGCAATACGCACGGCTTTCTTCAATGTACTAGCTTTGATTTCCAGCTCCTCAGCAACCGCTTTAATAGTGTCGTTTAATCCACCATTCAATGTATCAATTTCATGTAGGACATGCATCCCTTCATTGATTAATTGTGTTAGTTTAATCTTTGCTTCACCATTAAACGTTCTATTATAATCCGACATAGTTTCTCCTTAAATAATTAGTTAGTATACTTGGTTTGTGTAGAGAAGTCAAGTATTTTGTTTACCTTCTACAATCTTTTTTACCAATTTAGGTAATCCGGGATTTACATGTAATGCATGTGGCATTAGTTCATTGCGAATGTAGTTACGGGTATATCTGGAATTCTTATTGGATTCGTCTTCAATCCAGGGTACATTATGACTTTCGCACCAATATATTAAATCTTGTTTTCTAGTAGTTAGAAATGGTCTAATAACATTGTTACGTGTTAGTGGGATAACTTTGGGTGTGCCATGTAAGCTTGACCAGATATATGTTTCAACACAATCATCTAAATGATGACAGGTGATTACTGGACCAAGTTCACTTAAAAAATCATAGCGTTCTCTACGCCAGTATTCTTCTTGGCTTTCTTTGCTATTTTTTTGACTACGTGGTGTTCCATATAGCATAGGAATATTATTATCACTACAATATTTGGAAACAAACTTAGAGGCTTTTTCACCGTTTTGTGTTCTGTGATTAAAATGGGCGATAGTGATATCATGTTTGCGGCTTAGAAAATCAACTACTGCCATGCTATCTACACCACCGCTACATGCGATTATGATACTTTTGGGTAATGGAACTGTTAGCTTAATCATTTATGCATTATAGCATATAATGATTTGTATTGCAATGATTATGGTTAATTATTGTTTAACCGTAGGCGGCCGCCGCAAGTGAATATCTTGCTGTACCAACACCAGTAGTATTTGTAGCAACCACACCTGTATTTGATACTAAATTAGTTACTGCTGTTGTTACTCCATATCCAAATATAGCTTTATCAGTGCCGTAAACAGCGGCAGCTAGATAAAACCTAGCAGTACCAACACCAGTCGTATCTGTTGCTACTACTCCTGTGTTTGATACTAGGTTGGTCATTGATACACTTGAATTGTCGGAAGCATATCCATATCCAAATATAGCCTTATCCGTACCATAACCTGCTGCCGCTAGCTCACTTCTAATAGTTCCAACACCAGTTGTATCAGTTGCTACTACACCTGTATTACTTACTAGATTGGTTAACGAATAATAAGTGGGATAATTTTGCCCATATCCAAATATAGCTTTATCGGTTCCATAGCCTGCGGCCGCTAGTCCATTTCTAATAGTACCTACACCTGTCGTATCAGTAGCAACTACTCCGGTGTTTGATACTTTGTTAGTTATTGCTGTTCTGCCGCCAGAGGCGTAGCCATATCCAAATATAGCTTTATCAGTCCCGTAACCTGCGGCTGCAATTCCAGTTCTACCAGTACCAACACCTGCAGTATCATTAGCCACCACACCTGTATTACTTACTTTGTTAGTTATTGATAAATAAGTACCATTTCCTTCTCCATAACCAAATAAGGCTTTATCAGTACCATACCCAGCCGCCGCTAGGTTAGTTCTGGTAGTACCTACTCCAGCTGTATCAGTTGCTACAACGCCTGTATTACTTACTAGATTGGTTATTGCAGTCTCTCCTACTGCTGAAATGTACCCGTATCCAAATATAGCTTTATTACCGGCTGGTCCGGCAGTAAGAGTTAACCCTCCGCCAAATGTTACACCACCGTTTAATGTTACCGACATTCTTTATTCTTTCTTTGTATAATTAACCGTAACTTGCGGCCGCTAATAATTGTCTAGCAGTACCGACACCTGTAGTATCTGTAGCAACTACACCGGTGTTTGATACTAAGTTGGTCATTGATACATTAATACTACCATTCTCACCGTATCCAAATATAGCTGTACCTACCCCATATCCTGCGGCCGCAAGATAATATCTAGCAGTTCCAACACCTGTTGTATCAGTAGCAACTACACCTGTGTTTGATACTAAGTTAGTTATTGCAGTTGGTCCAGATCCATAACCAAATATAGCTTTATCAGTACCATAACTAGCGGCTGCAAGACTATCTCTAGCAGTACCTACACCTGTAACATTGTTGCCAACAACCCCCGTGTTTGATACTAGATTGGTTATTGATTGCAATCCGCTACCGTTACCATATCCAAAAATAGCTTTGTCAGTGCCATAACCTGCGGCTGCAAGATAACCTCTAGCAGTACCAACACCTGCAGTATCACCGGAAACCACACCCGTATTTGATACTAGATTGGTTATTGATATAAAAGAGACACCACCTGTATATCCATAACCAAATATAGCTTTATCAGTACCATATCCTGCGGCTCCTAAATCACTTCTAACAGTTCCAACTCCTGAAGTATCAGTAGCAACTACACCTGTATTTGATACTAGGTTAGTTATTGACGTTCTACTAGCTCCGAATCCATATCCAAATATAGCTTTATCTGTGCCATATCCTGCGGCCGCCAATCCAAATCTAGCAGTACCGACACCTGTAGTATCATTGGCAACAACACCTGTGTTTGATACTAAATTAGTAATTGACAAATTTGTCCCGTTATAACCATATCCAAAGATAGCCTTACTACCACCTGGTGGAGGACTAAGAGTCCATCCTCCGCCTGATATTGTTACACCGCCACCACTAAATGTTACCGACATTCTTTATTCTCTTGGATAATCTGGAAATGGTACCCAATTAGTTGTAGCTTCATCCCATAAGTATGGATAACCATCACTTGGAATAGCAACTGGAGCAACATATGTAGTTGCTGCCTCATCCCATGTCCATGATGCTGGATGTTCTGCATTAAATGCATTTTCTCTTGCTTGTGCAATTTCCTCTGCTGTTGGAGCAGGCATGTTTTCTAAGTCTATCATTTTATTTTCCTTTATAATAAATGTATTTATGTTAATCATAATGTTAAGATCCGTAACTTGCGGCCGCTAATTCCTCTCTAGCAGTTCCAACACCTGTAGTATCAGTAGCAACAACACCTGTGTTTGATACTAGGTTAGTCATTGACACTATGCCACTATTGGCAAATCCATATCCAAATATAGCTTTATCAGTGCTATAACCTGAGGCTGCTAATGTTCCTCTAATAGTTCCAACACCTGTAGTATTACTAGCAACAACACCTGTGTTTGATACTAGATTAGTAGTTGATACATTAGTACTTCCGTTATACCCGTATCCAAATATAGCTTTATCAGTGCCATAGGTTGCGGCTGCTAATGTTCCTCTAGCAGTTCCAACACCTGTTGTATCAGTAGCAACAACACCTGTATTTGATACAAGATTGGTAATTGAGTAAGGAGTGAAACCTGGAGAGTATGTAACCCCATATCCAAAAATAGCTTTATCTGTTCCATAGCCGGCGGCTGCTAAGTATAATCTAGCAGTACCAACACCTGTAGTATCATTGGCTACTACACCAGTGTTTGATACTAGATTGGTCATTGAGTAAGGAGATCCCCCTGGGATAGAACCATATCCAAATATAGCTTTATCAGATCCGTATCCGGCAGCTGCTAATCCATTTCTAGCAGTACCTACACCTGCTGTATCAGTAGCAACAACACCTGTATTTGATACTAGATTGGTGATTGAACGTGCGCTTGGAGAGGCATATCCATATCCAAATATAGCTTTATCTGTGCCATATCCTGCGGCTGCCAATCCATATCTAGCAGTCCCTACCCCTGCGGTATCTGTGGCAACAACACCAGTAGTTGATACTAAATTAGTTATTGATGTTACTGATCCATCATTTCCATAACCAAATATAGCCCTAATACCCGCCGGTGGTGCCTCAATAGTCCAACCACCACCATTTAATGTTATTCCACCTGTTATTGTTATTGACATTTTTTAACCTTTATATTATTGTATACCGGATGAGGCAGCAAAAACCCTCCTACCGGAACTTAACGGGCCACGTGCAGTCGCAGTAACAGTATCAGTAGCATATGTTATTCTGTCTACGGAAGAAAAAGGACCGGCAGGAGTTGAAAAATTATTTCCTCCACCAAACCAACCATATGTTGTTCCATCGGTTGATGCTGCTTGACCTTGATTAGTTCTAGTTAACGGACCACGAACACTTGCTGTAGCGGTATCATTTGCATAATCAATACGATCTACCCTAGAATAATAAATTCCCTCCCATGTCGGCGGGCCGACGAAAAATCCACCGGCAAACCAACCATAACTTGTACTACCAGTACCGGCCATTGATGATCTAGTTGAACTTAATGGACCTCTAATAGTTGATGTTACTGTATCAGTGGCATATGTTATCCTAGTTACGATACTACGGTATCCGATAGTACTAGGGTTATCAAATCCTACTGCAATCCAGCCATATGTAGTGCTGTCAGTAGATGCTGCACCTTGATATGAACAACCGGATAATGATCCCCTTGTACTTGCAGTACCAGTATCAGTTGCGTATGTTATTCTGGATACTGTAGAATAATCACTAGGTGATTGATCCTTACCACCTGCAAACCATCCATATGTATCTGTGCCGTTCGCAGTAATACTATAAGCACTATAACTTAGTGGGCCGCGATTACTTGCTGTATCAGTATCTGTTGCATAGGTGATCCTTGATACTGAGCTAATAGCAACTGTAATGCGTGAACCAGCAAACCATCCATAATTTAAATTACCGGTACCGGCATTTTGATATCTGGTGCCGTTTAATGGTCCACGAACACTTGCAGTAGCGGTATCAGTTGCATATGTTATTCGTTGTACTGTTGAAGTAACACCAGAATCGTCAGACCCACCTGCAAACCATCCTGCTGTTGGAGTTGATGGTGGTGCGGCAGTTATTCCTACTCCACCACTAAATGATATTCCACCTGTTATTGATATTGACATATTTTATTCTCTTTATTGAAATATTTCTGGATGTGCTTTACCAAATATTTTAATATATTTGCCAGCCATTACATCCGCTTCTGCTTCTATTGGACTACCTGGATAACTATCACCCGGCTTAATCATATTTAATTCACCCTGGCGTACATGAGTTAATTCATGGAACACAGTACGTAATATATCTACTAGATTTCTATTAGCACAATAAACCCATACTTCACCCGTCTCTGGATTGTGTCTACCAGTATGATGACCTTCTTGTGCTTCATCACTATCATAACTAAACTCTATCTTTGGAGTATTTTCTAAATTCAACTTCTTACTTGTCCAAGCAAGAAACTTCTGTACAATAGGATTGTTATTCAAATCTTCTTGTTCACTCTCATCTAGTTTATCTTTAATCCAACTGTCTGGAGTCTTATGATATTTTCTAACAAACAAATCATGCAATGCATCACCGGTTATACGATGTTTCTTTGCTATGTTTTTCATTAGCTTATCAATGGTATTATAGTCGTGTTTCTCTAAGCTAGGAAGTTTCTTAGCTAGTTCACTTGCGGCCGATTCGTATAGTTCTATTGCTCTCATATTAGTATTTATGCTCACTTATAAGGTCCAGTAGCGAATTGGATTGCTTAAGGCAGAAGCCGCCTACCCTCGTAACTAAGTTACGGTCCTAAGGGTGTTAG